GTTTCGCGCCATTTGAGCGCACGAACTGGATGGAGCACGCCCGCACCTACATCGGCCCAGCGATGCAAGCGTGGGGGCAAGCCGTCGACCGCGTCGTCAAGAAATGGGAGTACCTGTAAATGGCTAAGACTCTCACCGTCTACCTAGCGGCGGATCTTAAAAAATTCAATCAAGGCATGCGATCTGCCGACCAAACCGTCGGCGGGTTCGGCGACGGGCTCAGTAAGAAACTCAAGCCCGCGCTCATAGCAGCCGGTGCAGCCGCAGGCGCGTTCGCCACGAAACTAGCCATCGACGGCGTGAAGGCAGCGATCGAGGACGAGAAAGCCGTAGCCCTCCTATCGCAGACACTCCAAAACCTCGGGTTCGATGAGGCGCTCCCCAGCATTGAGGCTTTCGTCGCACAAATGGAGCTCGCGACCGGCGTCGTCGACACCGAATTACGCGCGGCGTTCGACCGTCTCATCAGGTCGACCAAAGACGTCAGCCAGGCCCAGACAGCGCTACAACTTGCCGTCGACATTAGCGCCGCGAAAGGCAAGAGCCTGGAGCAAGTCACCGAGGCTTTGGGTAAAGCGTTCGACGGGCAGAGCACCAGCCTGCAAAGACTCGGCACGGGTATTAGTGACGCGACCCTGAAAAGCGGCGACATGGTCGCGATCACGACCGAGCTGCAAGGGTTATTCGCTGGGAGCGCCCAACGATCCGCAAGCACCTACGAAGGCCAGTTGCAGCGCCTCACCATCGCGAGCGACAACCTTAAAGAAGCCTTCGGGACCGGCCTACTGAAAGCGCTCGGCGACACGAACGACACGACGTCGGGACTCATGCAGAATCTGGCCGACCTGCAACCCATCATGGAAAGGATCGGGCGCCACGTCGGCACGCTAGGCGCTGACACGGTCTACCTAGCGTCAGCCCTAGCCGACCTGGCATCCGAGTTCAGCCTCCTGGATTCGCTATTGGGCGATAATGAGGCAGGCCTGAACATACTGTCCGGGACTATCAGCATCACAGCGCAATCCGTCAGAATCCTGAAAGGCGAAGTCGACGGTTTCACAGGCTCAACGATCAACGCGGAACGCGCCGTCCGAGACCTGACAAGCGCCACCGATGTACTCGCCTACGGCACAGGAATAGGCACGACCGCCCAACGCAACAACAATTTTGAGATCATAGCGGCAAACAAGCTTTACCGGGACGCCGCCGTTAACGCTAATCGGTTAAAAATCGAGACCGAGAACCTAACGACCACGACCACGAATTACGGATCGAGCGCATCGAGCGCCACCGACGCAAGTGACAAGCTGATCGCCTCATTCGACGCGCAAACCGAGAAAGTCAGCGGCCTGGTCAGCGAACTCGATCAGCACACCCAGAAACTAGCCGACTGGAATCGTCAAATAGACGACTACGTCGGCAACATCAGCACCTCAATCCTGTCGAATATCAGCCTGGGAGACGCTTACCTGGGGCAGTTCGATAGTGAAGGGCAACGCACCGGCCAGAGCCTTCTCGACGGTTTCCAAGCACAACTCAATGAGGCCGATTGGTTTGGGAATGTCCTACTAGAACTTAAAGCCAGAGGTGCGAGCGATCGGTTACTGGAAGCCCTCGCGGGTGAAGGCCCCACGATCGGCGGCGCACTCGGCCAGCAGATCATCGACGGCGACAGCGCCCTACTCGCGACACTTGACCAGAAACTACTCGACGTCACGAATAAGGCCCGCGAAGTCGGCGACGCGATGGTGCCCGAGTTCCTGAAAACCGGGCAACTCGCCGCCATCGAAACCATTAAAGGCCTCACCGAGGAAATCAGCGTTGAGGAGAAAACCTTACGCAAACTCGGGAAAGCCATTGGCAAGCCGATAGGCGCGAACATTAAAGCCGAGATAGCGCGAGCCGTCGCCGATGCGATACGAGAAGCGGAAGCCGCCGGTGCAGCTGCACGCGCCGAAGTGGCAGCGCGAGAAGCAGCCCGCCAAGCTAGGCAAACCGAGCAAGCAGCCGCGCAATCATTGAGCCGCATAATCCGCAACAGCGACGCTAGGGCCGGGCGCATAACCGATCCCGTTCTCGGATGAGCGTCACACTCGTCGAGGTCGCCGGGAGCGCCGTCAGCCTCACAAACGTCGAGTACAGCCTCACCATCTACCACGGTAGGAACGACGTCACCGACAGCCCGCAACCCTCCAACTGTGAGCTAGTCCTACGCAGCACGACGGGCGTGCCCGTCGCCATCGGTGACAGTCTCGCCATCGAGGCATACAACACGGATAGGTTCGCCGGTTACATCACCGACGTCACCGTCACACACGACATTGACGGCCTAGCCCGCTACCAGGTCACCGGGATCGGGAACCTAAGCAAACTAGGCCTGTACACCGTCGGGGCGGCAGGGTTCAGCGAGGAAACCCTGGAGGACCGCGTCGACGGGATACTCACCACGACAGGCCTCAATTACACGTTAAACGCCGAACCGAGCATGGTGCTGCTCGCTACTGCATCGGGTTACGGCGGGAGCGCCCTAGAAACCTTAACCGCGTATTGCACCGAAACCGGCGCGACGATGTGCGACCTACCTAACGGGAATATTCTTTTTGAGTCGTACACGAGGCGCGGCTACGACTATAACCCCGCCACATGGGCGTACCTGACCGAATCCTGGGACAGCACCGAATACCAATACCTCGATTGGGCGAACGCTTACCAAGCCGGGGAGTCAGCCCCAACACCCGTCAGTATCCCAGCGTCAGCGATAGCGTGGGAGCCCATCTTCCGAAATAGCGTCACGGCCGTGATAAACCGCGCAACTGTCACCTACGGCGATAGCCAACCCCAGGACGATCTCACCGTCAGCGACTCGACCTCGATCACCCGGTACGGCCTCCGCGACTTCGTCCTCACAACCTCATTATCAGACCCGTACGACGCTCTCACACGCGCCGGAGCGATCATCACCGCGCAATCAGAGCCCAAATACGACCTAACGAATCTGGAAGTTCTTGTGCACACGGTCGACGGTGCCACGAGAACGGCCCTCATGGGACTCGTACAAGGTGACCGGGTACTCATAAACTCCCTACCACAGCCAGGCCCGTACTCGCAGTTCCTCGGCGTGGTCGAGGGGTGGGGCGAAACCTACTCCCCGAACTTCCACAGCTACACGCTCAGTCTTTCGGATCCGCGCTACTCCTACGCGATGGCCCAATGGGTCAGTGTAGACGCCGCATTAACGTGGGGTGGCGTAAATTCTTCGATACAGTGTACAACGTCGTCCTACCAAGCGACCTGGAATAAGGAAAAAACATGGCAACCAGCACCTACGGCAGCCCCTACGTGGAGTCCAGCGACCTCGTCAGCGGCTGGCCCGCCGCATCGAGTAACGTCGCGGACCGGATCGACGACGTAAGCATTAAAGGGAACGGGCTCAATAATCAGGCCGGAACCACCTACACGACAGTCCTAACCGACGCGGGTAAAGCGGTCGTCCTCGATAACGCGAGCGCCGTCACCGTCACAATCCCACCGAACAGTTCCGTCGCGTACGAGACGGGCAGCGTCGTGAAGTTCATTAACCTGGGAGCTGGGACCGTGACCCTGTCGCCGGGCTCCGGCGTGACCCTCAACGGCGCCGATCTCACCATAGCGACGAACAAAGCAAGCGCCGCGTGTAAAGTCGCGACCGATGAGTGGGTGGTGCTCCCTTTCTCGGGTGGGGTTGGTAGTGCAGTCATAAGTGACACGCCTACCGGCTCCTACACAGGCTACGACTACTGGACCTACACAGCTTCGGGCACATTAACGGTGACGACAGCCGGGTTCGCAGACGTCCTAGTCGTCGGCGCGGGCGGCGGCGGCGGACGATTGGCCGGTTCGGGTGGCGGTGCTGGTGGTCACTTGGAGATAACTAACGCTTATTTGCCAGTCGGGTCTTTGACTGTGGTAGTTGGTAGTGGTGGGGGCGGCAATAATAATTCTGGTTCGACGAGCGGATTCAACGGGAACGCTTCTCGGTTAGCATCATTTTATTCGCCCGGTGGTGCTGGGGGGGTTGGCGGTTACGGCACTAACCAGATTGGCGCGATCAACGGTAATAACGGGGGGTCGGGTTCGGGTGCTTGTTACGGGGCATCTTCTGGCGGTTCAGGTGTCAGCGGTATAGGTAACGATGGTGGTTCTTCCGCAAGCACATCTGGAAACTTTGGCGCTGGTGGCGGTGGAGGGGCTGGCGCTGTTGGATCTAATGGGTCTAGTACCGCTGGTGGTAATGGTGGCGATGGGGCTTCCAACTCTTACACAGGATCAAGCGTTCAACGGGCCGCTGGCGGTGGCGGGGGTTCTAGCGGCGGTACGGCTGGCGCTGGTGGCGCTGGCGGCGGTGGAAATGCAACCAATAGTAGTTCTGCGGCTGGTGTTGGTACCGCAAACACAGGATCAGGTGGCGGTGGAGGGGGATGGACTAGCCCATCATCTCCCGGTAATGGCGGCAACGGCGGCAGCGGTGTCGTAATAATACGAGTAGCCGTTTAGGAGAATAGATGAGTCATAGTGACATGGCGTGGTCGAAAGCACACGCAGCAAGGATTGACGACGACAGCATCGTCCGCGAGGTAATCGTCATTCCGTACTGCAACGACGACGACGCAGACATAACGGCCTATTGCAACGGCATCGGTCTAGCCGGAACGTGGATCGACACGAGTTACATCGGCAGCAGGCGCGGCAAATACGCCGGGATCGGTGACCGTTACGACGCAGAATTAGACGAGTTTATTGGTCATCCTGTTGTGGATGCCGTCGAACCTGAGCCACCCACGCCATGAACCCAGCTGAAGCGATCGCCGTCAGCGTCGGGCTCATCACGATCCTAGGCGCCATACTCACCGGAATCACCTGGATCATCAAGGCGCAAATAAATATGGCTCGCGAGTTTAAGCCCAACGGTGGAGACTCCACCCGCGACCAACTTGACCACATCCGTCACGACCTGCGGGATATTCGCTTGAAAATCGACAACCACATCGACTATCACATTAAGGAAAACCGATGAGCAGTTTCTTCACGAAAACAAACCGAAAATATCTCTACAGCCTGGCGCTCGTTATAGTGCCCGTTCTCATCGCGTACAACATTATCGAACCCGAGCAGGCGCCCATGTGGCTCGCAGTCGTGGCAGCGGTCCTAGGGCTCGCCGCACCCGTGACAGCCCTCTCGCACATGACACCGGACGATAAAGACTTGACCACGATGATCGAGCTCGACATTGAGGGCGAGTAATGGCCCGTCTAGTCGCTGGAGGAGTGAAACTACGCAAGCAAGTGAACCGGCGTTTTCGACGCCGCGACCGTCGCTCCGATGGATGGTGGGGTGACCGAGCGCATCAAGCCCGCCGCTCAGACCATAATTCCGACCGGAATGGTTGGGTTCACGCGCTGGATATCGACGCCGACCTTATTCCGGGTGATAAGAAAGCCTCAAAGAAAGCCGCTCAGGATCTCGCGGACCAGTTAGTCGAGTACGCGGCGAGCGGGCGGAAAGGCGCCGACCGAATCAAATATGTTGTGTTTAACAACAAAATCGCCTCAGGCACGTACGCCAACACTTACTGGAAGTGGAGAGGCAGCGGGTACGGGCACACCAGGCACATTCACGTTAGTTTCACGGATAAAAAACCCGTCATCGGGCGTGGCAAGTTCCCATTACCTATTTTCAAACGCAAATAAGTGCTACTGTCCTAGGACATTAACCATCTCTCCGTGGTTGATTACAGGGTGCAAGGGCCCGATCCCAGGGTCGGGCCCGACTCCCTGGGAAGGAGCGCAAATTGTTGGAGCTACTACTGGCCGCCGTCCTTTATGGCGGGAACAATCAAAGCGGCGAGTATCAGGCCGCACACTCGAAAGCCGCCCAAGACCGGAAAGGGTATGAGCCGAGCCTGTACCGGGGTAAATGGTACGCGGGTGATTCGCTCACTGAGAAATGCCGTCGAGCGATAATGCTCCGTGAATCGCATTTCAATTATCGAGCGAAAAACCCTACATCGAGCGCCAGCGGCGCCTACCAATTCCTTGACAACAGCTGGAGGGATGGTCTCGTGTGGATGTTCCTAGCTGAGTCGAAAGAAACGAAGGACGGGTTACGCAAGGACGCGAAAACCCTACGCACCGTCCCGATCCGCAAGTGGGACAGGTACTGGCAGGATCGAGCGTTCTACACGGCGTGGAGGTTCGGTGAGGGCCGTCACCATTGGAATCCGGTGCCTTGCTGAGACCTGAGGATTGGGACCGCATGAGCTGGTATCAGCGGAAACATTATGTTGCCCAGGTCAGAGCGGCCAGGAAAGCCGCGAAGCAGGAGGCAGTGAAGATAGGCCTAACTAGGTGCAATTTGTGCGGCGCCTGGCGTTGGGATGAGTGCACGACACCGCACGAGCAGTACGGAAAAGGAGCGCTATGAGTATCAAGGTGAAAGCATGGGCGGCCGGGTTCGCGTTTATCGCGGTTATGGTTGCGGTCGGTACCGTTGAAGGGTTAGGGTTCTAGTGCCCACCCAGCCCACGACCCTCGGTCGATTAGTCACGGCGGCGCTTCTCGTGACCTGGGTGGGTCACTCATGAGAACTATCCGCTTGCAGTCACCGATCATGTGCGAGGCGGCGAGCGCCGGGAAAGACGTCCTCGTCTGGATGAGTGACGGGCACAGTACCGCGTCGATTCTGCTGAATCGGGGCGACGTGCAAGACATTATTAGGGAACTAAGTCAAAGTGTTGGAGGCGAAATGAATATGAAAATAGTGTGCCCGATGTGCGATGAGCGCATACTCGGCGATGACACGGTCGAGGCGTGGCGGAATTGGGACACTCACCAAAAACAGTGCGGGATCGAGGCGGAGCTGGACGTCTCGTGAGTTGGGATCTCGGTGACTATGTCACGGTACCCGAGCGGATGCGATTGTTCTTCCAGAAGTACCCGAACGGAAGCCTCAGGATGGACCCGCCGATATTTCAGGAGGTCGGCGGGAAGATCTGGATTATTGGCCGAGCGTTCGCTTACCGTGACCCTGAGGACACAAAACCAGGTGTTGGGACGTGCCAGGAGGAGATCCCGGGTACGACGCCGTACACCCGGAATAGTGAGGTTCAGAACCTAGAAACGTCGTGTTGGGGTCGCGCTTTGGCCGCTATTGGGATCGGTATAGATAAAGGCGTGGCGACGATGGAGGAGGTCCGTCGAGCGAAGTCGATACCCGAGGATGACGAGTTCTACACGAGGCCTCTCCCGGAGACAGGTAACCGGGCGAAACCTTCACCTTCTCGGAAGATCAACGGCAAGCAAGTCGGCTTGTTGAAGGGTCATATGCAGCGGAAGAAAATACCCGACGATCAGGTGATACCCGTGATTAACGCGCTACTCGTGATGGGTGTCCATGAGCCGATCGACGTCGTCATGGACCTGGATAACGGGCGCTTGGATTACATACTGGAGAACCTGCACAA